CGCGCACGGCGAACTTCACCGTCGGCCTGTTGTAGAGGTCGAGGATCTGCTTCGCGGATACGGTGCCGTCCGGGTTCACCTTGACAAGGCTCTTGCCGTTCTTGTCGACAAATGCCTTCATGTATTCGGGGACCCTGGCTGCGAGCGCGGCCCTGGCCTCGTCCTCGCCGAGCACGACAGCCGGCATGTCGTCGAAGATGGTAGGCTGCTGTGGGTTGACCGAGAGGCGGCTGTCCTTCTGGAGCCGGTTCCATGCCTTGACCGCGTTGCTGATTTCCTGTTCCTCGGCGGCGAACGGGTTGCCCGTCCTTGCCGCGCGGGTGAAGCCGCGTGCGAAGCTGCGTGCACCCTCGCCCGGGATCTGGTTTGCCGCTCCCGCGCCCATGAGCGTCAGGCCGGGACGTGTTGCGCCCGTGGAGAAGGCGACGATGGGTGCGGAGGCGTCGAACTCCTGCCCCGTCTCGGAAATGCCCACCTTGGCCCCCTGGCGGCCCGCTTCGAGGCCTCCCTGGATGCCGGCGTCGATTGCGCCCATGAGGATAGGGTTGATTTTCCCGACGGAAAGGCCCGGGGCGAGCGCCATCATGGTGTTCGCTCCGGCATCGACACCCATCAGCTTGAGGAGGGTCGGGTCGGAGAGGGCGGAGTTGCTGGCGGCAGCGGCGTCAAGGCCCTGGCCGGTCGCAATCGCGTTCTCGATTTCCTGCGTGGCGGACGGGTAGAACAGCTTGGGGAGCCAGTAGTCCGCACCCCGGGACTGGTATTCCTTGAGGAGCTGTGCACGGTCGTGCATCTGCTGCATCTCGGACAGCTTGTCCAGGAAGGCCTTGAAACCCTCCTTGCTGCGGACGTTGTAGCCCATGTCCGCGCCAGCTTCCTTCAGGGCGTCGCTGCCCATGGAATACCAGTCCGCACCCTGTTCGGCCACGCCGTTGAGGAGAGGGAGGATTTTTGCGGCATCGGCCTGCACGGTGTATTCTGTCGGGGAAGGCACGCCGCGGACCCGGTCGAGCCACTTGCGGGTGCTGTCGCCGGAATACTGGTCGATGCTCGCGAGGTCGGTTTCCTTGATACTGCCGAAGGGGTATGCCTTGCGGAGACGGCGGAGGTATTCGTCGAAATACTTGTCCGCGTCCTTCGTGTCCTGTTCCTTGCCGAGGATTTTCTTGTTGGCCTCCAGCTTGGCTTCCGTGGCGCGGATGGCGGCCTGCGTGAGGACCTTGTCCCAGTTCTCCTGGGAGATGCCGTTCGTGTTGTTACTTGCCATCGGATGTCCCCCTCGACTTTCCGCACTCGAACAGGATCTTGCCGTCGCCGCTCTTTGTCACGGTGACGCGCTTGCCGTTGGATGCGGTGTATGTGTAGGAACCGTTCTTGCTGAGGTTGTATGAGCTGTAATTCTTCATGGCTTCCTCGATGGCGGCGTTTTCGAGACGCTTCGTCTTCGCACCGGCTGCCTTGCGGGTTTCCTGGGAAGTAGCCTTCTTGACCTCGTTGAGGGTATCCTGCAATTTCTGGGTATACGGGAGGCCCTCCACGTCCTTGTAGAACTCGTCGATGGCGGCCTGTGTCGGGTCGCCGTTCTTGTCAAAGGAGTTGCGGTACTTTCCGTATGCGACTTCGAGGGTGTCGGCACGCATGCCTTTCTTCGGTGCGCCCTTGGCGATTTCCACGTCCCCGGCGTAGTCCTTGCCGGCGAGGGCCTTGTATTCCTTCTTGAGGCGGCTGATCTTCATATCCGCGGCCTGCTTCTGCTCGCCGTTCTCCGCCCATGCACGCTGCATGAAGGCATCCTCGAGCTTCTCCTCGACGGCCTTCACCTCGGTATTGCCCTGGCGTGCATTTTCGAGTTCGTTCGCGCGTGACTGCTGTGCACGGGTGTAGATCATGTTCTGGTGGGAAATTGCGGAGCCGATGTCCCCGATTGCGGCGCGGTTGGCCGCGAGCTTCGTGTCGAGGGCGTCGCGTTCGGTTCCTGCGCCCTTGATCTGCCCCTCGATTTGCGCGGCCTGCTGGCGGAGCTCGGCGATGCGTGCGGTGTTGCTGGCGAGCTCGTTGCGGAGCGCGTCGAACTGCGACATCATGGCGCCCTGCGCCTGTGCCTCGAAATTCTGCGGGGTGTTGTTCATCCCAGGCTGCTGCGCCTGGTAGGGAGCGTTCGGGCGGTAGCCGGGCATGCCCCCGGCGGGGGAGTATCCGGCCATCGAATTTGCCGCTTCCTGCGAAAGACCCGGGCCTCCGGGTGTGCGCCATCTAAAGTCCATGATAAAACCTTCCTTTCACACCGGAAAATAGGGCGTCATCAGGCCTGTCCGGCGTCGTAGTTTTCCCTGTTCCAGTGCCCGAGTGCCGGGTTATTCGTCTTCCTGCTCATGACGGGCCATACCGCACGTCCGATACTGTCTGCCTTGAGCAGCTTCTGTGCGGCGAGGGAGCCCTCGTAGGTGTTCGGGTATTCCTTGAACGTGTACCACGTCGGGCTTGACTTCCACTGCACCTCGACACGGGAACCGCCGGACCCGGTGGGGACGAGGCGGATGCCGGAAACGGCGCTGGAAGACACGGCGAACGGGCGCCTGGACGTAGACTCGTTCCAGAACGCGGGCAGCCTCTTCTCCTCCTCGCGGCCCATGAGTTCGGCCTGGTGGAGCTGCTTCGGGTTCATGCCGGGACGGATGTACTTCGTGAGGGCGCGGTAGTGCTCTTCCGCGTTCTGCATGCGCCCGGCCTCGTCGATTACGCCGGCGTAGGACTTTCCCATCTGGTTGAAGTTGCCGGTCGTCTCGCCGCGCTTCCTTTCGGGGACGGGGATGTTGTACACCTTGTAGACGTGGTAGGGGGCCGGGGAGAACTCCTTCGGGTATTCGCCCGACGACGCGGAGGACGCGAAACCTCCCCCGGAATACGTGCCGGAAATGGCGGACATCAGCGACGATGCCGTCGTGCCCCTGCTGCCGGCGCCCGCGAGGAACGCCATCAGGATTTTCTTGATGTCGTCGGCGGTTGCCTTGGCCATGCGCTACACCCCGCCGATGATGGAGCGGATTTCCGCGTTGCGCTGTTCGAGCCGGGCGATTTCCGCCTTGATGCTTTCGAGGTTGCCAGCGAGCGCCTTCATGTCGGTCTGCTTGAAGCCGTTCACGAGGTCCGCGTATTCCTGGTTGGCCTTCCTGGTCTCGTATCCGCGGAGTGCGCTGCCGTAGCTGGTAGCGTCCGTGCGGACACGGTCCTGGTAGGACCTGTCGCCTCCCCTGATGACGGGGACGGAAGGGCCCGAGGCCCAGTTGAATGTGAAAGCCATTTACTTACCCCCGAACCATGAGGAGAGGAAAGCGCCTCCCGCGCCGCCGAGACCGGAAAGGAGGTCCCAGCCGGATGTGCCCTGCTGTGCGTTGGCAGTGCCTGCGATTGCCTGCGACTGCGCGTTGAGGAGGCCCGTGCGGTTCGCGATGCCGGCGGACATGGCGTCGGAGAGACCGCCGATGTAGCCTTCCCTGTCCTTTCCGTAAGCGTCCACGGCATACTGGTCGCGTGCAGTCTGGGCGTTGTAGTTGTTCCAGTTGTTCTGCGAGTTGGCCTGCCATTCGGCAAGCTCTCTCGCGCGGTCCTGCTGGAGCTTGTTGTACGCCTTTTCCCACTCTTCCGATGCGAGGCTTTGCTGCTTCGCCCCGACGCGGTTGATGAAGTCGGAACTGAACCTGTTGCCTCCCGAGGCGGCGGAGTTGTTGATGGCCGCCATGGCCGCGTCAACTCGCTGGTTCACCGCAGGGTCCATGAACTGCGAGATGTCCCCGCCGTAGGAGAAGCCCTCGTTCTGGTAGACCGGGGAGTCCAGGAAGTTCTGCAATGCGGACTGGTAGTTCGCTGCACCCTGCCCGTAAGTCTGTGCGACGAGGTTCTTGTAGGTCTGGATGTCCTGCTGGTTGGCCGCCCCCGTGGACCGTGCGAGGCCCTGGATGCGGTCGTATGCCTCGGCTGCGCGTTCGGCGTCGGCCTGGTTGCCCATGTAGTTGCCGAGTGCGCCTGCGGCCGCGAGACCGCCTGCAATAATCGCTGGCCACATAGTCTAGTCCTCCTTCCCCTTCTTCGGGGACTTCTTGCTGTCCTTCTCCGCTTCCTCGTCGGCCTCCGCCATGTCCATACGGTCGAAGTATTCGGACATGGCCGAGTTGAGGGCCTTGAGCTTGATGAGAATGTCCTTGTTGTCCATGATGTTGTTTCCTTTCACCCCTGAAAATAGGTGTCAGCGGACCGCCTCGAGCTGCGAGGGGTCCCCGAAGACCTGGACCTGCACAACCCCCGCCTCGGGCAGCACTATCGCGTCCTGGCCCGGCTTCACGGCGATTGCCGACACGTTGCCGGAGTTGCCGAAGAGGATTGCCGGCATGGGCCGCTTCACCCTGTATGCGAGCGGATGCTGGCCCTCCGGGAGGGTCGCCGTGAGGATGGTGAAGAACGGGGTCATGACCACGTGCCAGTCCCCGGCGTCGCGTTCGTCCCAGGTGCCAGTGAGCACGGTGAGGACGTCCACGGTAGGCGATGTCTTGCCGATAAGTCCAGAATACATTTAGATGACCCCCGTACAAGCCGACACGCGCTGCGAGCATGCCGTGAGTTCCAGCGACGTCGGGTGCGCGTAGGTCACCTTCAGCACGCACAGGCGGTTGTAGCCCAGCGAGTGGAAACGGACGCGGTGCGAGTAGTCGCCTGTCCTGCCGAGCCTGCACGACCTCACGTGGCCCCAGGTGTTGCCCCCGTCCTTGGAGACTTCGAGGAGCAGGTCCGGTTGCAGGGTGTAGTCGGACCAGCAGCCCACGTTGCACTCGATGGCGATTTCGTCGAACACGAACGGCTTGCCGCTGTCCACGATTACCCCTCCCTGCCTGTGCCGGATCATCGGGAGGCGCGTCGTCGCGCTGCCGTAGTCCTCGTACCAGTATTCGTCGGAGTGGCGGTACATGCAGCCGTCGTTGCAGAAGGCGCGGAACTGGCCCTTGAACCAGACCATGTCCGAAACGCGCCACCTCGTCTCGTTGCCGCTGTCGAAGATGCGGGAGACGCGCTGGTGCCATTCCTTTGTCTCGGTGTCATAGACCCAGCACTCCTGCAAGTTCTGCAGGAAGAGGCAGTAGAAGTTGTGGGAACCCTGGGCGTATGCAAACGCGTATGCGCTGTCGCCCGTCTCCCCGAGCAGCTTGTTGTCGAGCCAGTCCTCGGAAATCTTGGTGTATGTCTGCCCGGACACCATGAGGATGCCCTTGGCGTAGCTCTCGCCGCTGCCGAGGTAGTAGAGCGTGGAGCCGCATACGGCGACGGAGTCCGGGGCCTGGATGCCGTTGGAGGCGTTGGCCGTGTAGGACTGTCTTTGCCATGTCGCGTCCTCGCCGGAACCGCGCTGCCAGATTTCCACCGTCTTGTAACCAAAAAGATACAAATTGGGCCCGATGGCCTGGATGCAGCGGACGTTGTCGGAACTCGCCTCGGCATTAAAAAACTGCTGCACGCCGTAGCTGTCCAGGAACATCCAGTCGAAGGCGTCCACGGTCTCCTTCATGATTTCGTACTGGTTGTCCGGGTTGTACACGGGCACGCGCTTGCCGTCCACGACCTGCGTCTGGAAGACCTCGCGGGTTGTGGAGTTCAGCGGGTAGGGGACGCTGTAGTACAGGAAACCGCTTGTGCGGTCGTTGATGACGACGGATCCCCCCACGACGGCCACGTGAGAGGGGTTGATTTGGCCCCCGTCCCCGGTGACGCGTTCCGGGAGGGTCACGCGCCTCAGCTCCCCGCCTTCCAGGAGGCTGTACGCCCACAGGTTGGACCCGTCCGCGACGAGGAGGTATGGGTTGATGCCGCCGGATTCCGCGAAGTGGACGCGGCCGGTGCCGGAAGCGACAGTGCCGATCTTGTCCACGTTCCCCACCCAGTCGATGCG